TGCAAACAAGAACTTGTCAAATACCACATTGACCACATCAAGCCTTTGTCAAAAGGCGGCAAGCACGAATTCACCAATTTGCAATTACTATGTCCATCGTGCAACTTAACAAAATCAGCTAAAGACCCTGTTGTCTTTATGCAAAGCAAAGGATACCTGCTGTGAAATTCGACCTCGCCAAGTTCTATAAATTTTGTGCAGAGCTGAAGGTGGAAACTAAAGAAGAGGGACTTCAAAAAATGAGCCGTCTTCTTGGCACACAGACCTATGTGATGAGCGAGATACAGAAAGGGCTAGACCAAGATGTTCACTTCTTCGTTATCCTCAAAGGTAGGCAACTGGGTATCACGACTATTTCCTTGGCGCTTGACCTATATTGGCAGTTCACACACCCAGGCTGGCAAGGTACGCTTGTGGCAGATACGGAAGAGAACAGGGACATGTTCAGAAGTACTCTTGGAATGTACCTTGAGGGTCTACCCAAAGAATATAAGATTCCATTAGTAGCCCACAACAGAAACCAGATGGTGCTGAAAAACAGAAGCAGATTGTTCTACCAAATTGCTGGCAACAAATCTCGTCTGGGGCAGGGTAAGGCTATTACTTACTTGCATGGCACTGAAACAGCGTCTTGGGGCAATGAGGAAGGTCTTGCCTCGTTGATAGCTTCACTGGCTGAGAAGAACCCTGAACGCCTGTACATGTTTGAGAGTACGGCACAGGGCTTTAACATGTTCCACGACATGTACAAGACTGCCAAGCGAGCAAAGACACAGAGGGCAATCTTCTGTGGTTGGTGGAGGAATGAGTATTACCAAGTCCCCGCTGACTCCAACATCTACAAGGTGTATTGGGATGGCAAGTTGACAGGTGAGGAGAAGGAGTGGCACAGGGATATCAAGAAGTTGTACGGCTTTGAAATCAACTCCCGTCAGATGGCTTGGTGGCGTTGGAAGATGGCAGAGGGTATCAAGGACGATGCCTTGATGTACCAAGAGTTCCCACCCACTGAGGACTATGCCTTTGTGATGACAGGCACATCCTTCTTCTCTCACACCAGATGCACAGAGTCAGCCAAGGTCAGCAAGAACACCACCTGCGATAACTACAGGTATTCTTTCGGGCAACTCTTCCAGGACACTGAGGTACTGCGCTCCACTGAACGCCTGGGGACTCTCAAGGTCTACGAAGAACCTATCGACACAGCCTACTATGTCATAGGGGCTGACCCAGCCTACGGCAGCTCTGACTGGGCTGACAGGTTCTGTATCCAAGTCTACCGTTGCTACGCAGATGGTCTTGACCAGGTGGCTGAGTTTGCCACCTCTGAACTCAACACCTGCCAGTTTGCTTGGGTCATCGCCCACCTTGCTGGCGCTTACAAGAACTCCACCCTGAACTTGGAGGTCAACGGCCCTGGGCAAGCGGTCATCAACGAACTCAGAAACCTTAAACGCTTGGCAAGCAGTATGGGCGGGGCTACAGGCAGGGATTTGATGGATGTGCTGGGCAGTATGCAGAACTACATCTGGAGGCGTAACGACACCCTGGGAGGCCTCTCCAACAGCATTGGTTACCTGACCACCAGCAACAGCAAAGAACGGATGCTGACTTACATGAAAGACTATTTTGAGCGTGGGATGATGAAGATATTCAGCATGGATACCTTGGAAGAGATGAAAGGTATCGTGCGGGAGAACGGGTTTCTGGGCGCACCTGGGCGTGGTAAGGATGACAGGGTGATTGCCTCTGCCCTAGCAGCAGTGGCCTACGCAGAGCAGATTCAGCCAAGACTCATTGCTGGCAAGGTCACCAGAGCCGTGAGTGCAGCGCACGAATCCTTCACCCCTGAACAAATCTCTGTCGGTAGGAATGTCAGCGACTACCTGAAGCGTATAGGGCTGTACGGCAGTTAAGTATCCAATCCACCCACATGAGTATCCAATGACCCATCCTGACCTGACCATCGTTTCTGCCTGTGGACACAACAACGGGGCTGGCGCTGTCCCCTCCATCCTGAGAAGCATGAAAGAGTTGCCTAGTAGCAGAGGCTTGCTCATCTCCCTAGAGCCACCTCCTGACCTGCCAAGCCAGATTCAGTGGAAGCGTTGTCACAACATTGACTATCTGGGTTACTCCCTCTTTATGATGCACAGCCTCTATGCCTACATCGACACCGCCTACTGCCTGGTGGTGCAGGATGACGGGTGGGTGTTGAATGGCAAAAACTTCACCCCCGACTATTACCAGTACGACTACATAGGCGCACCCTCTCACTGCGCTTTTGGACAAGGCAACCTATACCTCCAGTTTCACTGGACACAGGCTCAAGAGAAAGTCTCGGTGGTACAGAACGGAGTGTTTTCCTTGAGAAGCAAGCGTTTCTTGGAAGCCTGTAACAAGCACGGCATTATGCACTTGAACAGCAACGAGATACACGGGTGGAACGAGGATGCCCAGTTGTCAGCCATCTTGAAACCCGTCTTGGAGTCTTACGGCTACAGGTATTGCCCGATGGAGGTTGCCAAGTACTTCAGCATGGAGTATGTGGGGCACGGCTTTCACGAACCAGGGTTTGATTTTGGGAAATTGGTGGGTCACCATGCCCAGTCAAGGAAGTTGGTCACAGAAAACCACATCGTTGTCCCTGCCGACCCTACCCAAGCCTACGGCGAGGTGGGCTTTCTGGGGTGGTTAGAGGATTGTGGTTACACCGTGGAGTACAGATATGCACCCGCTATCCAAGCGTGAACTCACAAAACACATGCAACGCTTCTATGCCGACAAGGAAAGAGGCATCTCTATCAACCTCTTTGCCGAACTTGCGGGTATAAGCCACACCCATTTCTACGATGTTTTCATCTATGGACGAGAACCACTGACCGAGAATGTCCAGAAACGGGTCAGTAAAGCCTACCAGCAGTGGAAGGCGGGGAATGTGAAGATTATGAAGAGGAAGGACAACACCCGCTATGTGGACTACAGAAAGGTGTCGCAGCCCGTCTACATGCCCAAAATGGGGCTGCAAGTCACCTCTGAGGGCATAAAAATCAAGGTTGGGATGACCAACAGGCACGATTACAGCGAAATTTCACTTGACGAAGCATTGAAAGGGTAAAAGGGGGTACTTATGGCTGTTCTACACGACTACTACTGCGAAAACCACGGAATATTCGAGGCATGGGAGGCAAAATGCCCTATGAAGCACTGTAAAGGGGAAATTTCCAAGGTTTTCCTAAAACCAGTGGCTCTGAAGTCAGAAAAGACCAAATCCACGGACAAAAACCTCAAACAACTGGCGATTGACTACGATATGACCGACATCAAGTCCACCAGAGAGGGTGAACACCAAACAGGCTACCTGAAACGCAACAACAAGCTCTCTGACAAGCAATTTGAGGAGGCAACAGCGGCTATGCAAGCCCAACAGGGCAGAGAACCCCGCCCTGGGGACGCTGCCATCTGGGGAGGCGGGGGTGAGATAAGCATGAAGTCGGTCTTGGGTGGACAATTCAAGCCTGTTAACGGAGAATCCGTGAGTGTGACCCCTCACTCCGTGGGCAACTTCCAGAATCCCAAGGCGGGGGTGGTGATGAACGACCATGAAAACTTACAGGTGAAGCCATGAGGATTCCTGCCAACCCGATAGACAGACACCGCTTCTATCTTGAACTGATTGAGAAATGTCTGGTCAGCCGTGAGCAGAGGAAGGTGGACTACTCCTCTCTGCGCTCTTGGTATCTTTTCGGGAATGGCCCAGATGAAGCGCCAGCCCTGTACAACAAGATTTACCCACACATTGACCAACTGACCTCCTTCCTCTACTCGGCAGAGACAACCAGGTTCAGCATCAACCTCGGTGCTTGAGTGCCAGACCAAGAGCACATCAAAGTCCCCGCCCTCACCAAAGCCTTGCACGATGAGTGGCTCAACTCCAACGCCGACCAAGTGTTCTCCACCGCAGTCACTTGGGCACTTTGCTACAACACCACCTTTGTCAAACTTGTCATCAACAACGGCATCCATCCCTACATGGTTGAACCCGCCTGTATAGGCGTGTTGCGGGAAGACAGTCCCTACTCTGACCGACAAGAAGCCCTTGTCCAAACCTAC